CGCTCCTGGCGCTCCAGCAGTTGGTAGGCCTGCCGGTTGTAGTTCAGGGCATTCTGCCGGCCCTGCAGTTCTGCCTGGCCTGCCTGCAGTCGGTAATAGTCTGCCTGTGCGCTGCCTTGGGCAAAACTGCTGAATGCGCTAATCGCATTGCCGGCAAGCTGCATATTGGCTGCAGTGAACAGGGTTGGCGTGGCGGCAGACAATGCAATGCCCTCCATAGCCAGACCTGTTGTTCCAACGGTGCCTGCCTCAATCAATGCCGCGCCTTCTACCGCCGAAATACTGGCCATGGTAGCCTCGGCCGCAAACATTGCTGTGATTGGATCCTGATATTTGGCAGACTTGGCAACACCAAATTTGCTAACTGGCCCTGAAAATGGATCGCCAACTGGAATTTCAGATGAAAATGCTTTGCATTGTGACCGGCTGATTTGTCTGCTAATTATCATCATGAACCTCCATACACGCTCAGTTTGTACTCCATCCCAAGCAGGTTCAGCTTCAGGGGCAGAGTCTGTGTGATCGAAATCTGGGCATCTCGGTCATAGCCACCAATGCCAGATATCTGCTTGGTTCCAGTAAACTCCGGCACATCATTGTCCAGTATGCCGCCAGTGTCCAGTGTCCTGATCGGCACCAGGTTGTCGTTGACCACAATGTGCTGGGTCTGATACAGGATTGCATTGACCTCAATGACGCGCTTGACAAAGCCGGTGCGAGGCCCGGCCTGGAACCGCGGCTCAATCGGCAAAGTCACAATGCTGACCGTGAATGGCAGACCCACCTCATAGCTGGTGGTGCTTGCCCTGTCCATGGTGATTGAGCCACCACCGCTGACCACCTCATCTGACAGCACAGAGCCGTCTGCCTTGACATTCAGGGTCTTGCCAATGTGTGGCAGGCTCGAAATGGTGGTGGCCACGCCGCCAGTGAAGGCGCAGTCAGTGAACACAGTCTGGTCAAAGACCTCTACATAGTACTTGTCCACCGAGTTGAATGTGCGCTTGACCACCACATAGATGTCCTCAATGTCCACGCCAATGTCTTTGAACTGGCCATCTGTGGTCAATTTGCTGGGGGCCACCACATTCTGCTGTCGCAAAATAGAGTAGTTGGCAATGGTGCCATCCCCATTCAGCATAAACAGGGTATCTGTTTCCTCGGTACTAGTGGCTTTCCTAAGTGCCAACTCAGCCGGGCTATTGATCAGGTGGCTGGACAGCAGACTGATAGACTGGCTCACATAGGAAGCTGTTGTGTCGCTGAACTGGAACTCGTTCAATGCCTTGCCCTGGCGCTGCACATAGAGCGTGCCGGACTGCAGGATCTGCACCCGAATGCCTTCCCGGCTGCCATTGCGGGATATTGCCTTCACAAAGAAGTTTGTGGGGGTGATCGGATCGAGGCCTGACTGCGGAACATAGAACTCACCCCCGCTAGTGAAGACCTGCAGATCCCGGCCGCTGATGATGTCAATGATCACATTCAGACTGTTGGTGTCCAGGGTGGCCTCGACAGCATCATCGTCATATGCCTGGTCAGGCATGAAGTCAAAGAATTGGGCAACCTTGCTGCCCCACACCGTGCTTGGCCTGCTCTTGCTGCCACCAAAGTACAGCCTGCCTTCATGGAAGGTGGCCGTCCTGGGCCAGCCTCTGCCGGAAGACCACACATCCTCGTACCCAGACTCCAGTTCCCAGTTGCCATTGGCAATGGCGGTGGTATCAAAAAATGGTATCTCGGTCACCGCACTGACCACTGTGGCACTTGTGTAGGCCACGATCCTGGCCCTGCCCTGTGGGCTGGCATTGATGTACTGGCCAACAGACCCGGCACTGAATACGCCAGAACTGGCCGTCAGTGTGACCTCGCCAGACTTTGCACTGGGTGTCAGGGTGCCTGCAGGATTGGACAGGGAAATGGTGAATGCATACTTTGGTACGCTGACAAACGATATGTTGCTGACTGTCCAGCTTGCGTCTGTGCCACCCCGCACAATCTTGATCGGGTTGATGTCCTTGTGGGTGATGATCAGGGTATCCGCGCTCTGAGTCCAGCACATGGTTGACAGGATAGAACTGGTTACCGCAGACACCGCCAGGTAAGGGTTTCCACTACCATTGATGTTTGTGATCAGCGTCTTGTCCTTGAACACATACATCCGCTGGTTGGTGAAGATCAGCATATAGCTGTCATCAACCGAGAACTCAAATGGGACACACCGGGTGCCATTCTGCGGGCTGGCCGCACTGGGCAACTCGTACAGGTATCTCAAGCCGCCCCGGCGCCTTACCCCACCCTGGGGCTGCACCACCACATTGGTAAGTGTCTCAGCCCCATTCTGGTATTGATTTAGATCAACCCTGGCTCGAAGCAAGGGATCCAATTCCCCGCTGCTGAAGTTGGTCTGGAACAGGACAATCCGGGTCATTAGTACCTCACCGCAACCAGGCTGAAGTCTTCAAAGCTGGGGGTCACATTGCCCTGCCCATCAATGACCATGGCGGTACGGAAGAACCCGCCCCGGTTGTTCTCGGCCGGCGCACCAACGGCCACGCCCTGCCAATACTGGGTCTTGGTCACCTGGTCGGTGATCGGGTCTGCCAGGTGCCATGCCATCATGTACTTGAGCAGTTGGACAAAGTAGCTGGGCATCTCAGCCTCGGTGGGCAGAAACTGGTAGTCAATGACCACAGTCTCCTCATTGGTCAGCAATTTGTCGCCCTGGATTGTCCAGTCGGCAAATGTCCTGGCACCTACCGCGGTGCTGTTGTAGGCCCGGCGAATCGTACCCAATCGGTCTGATGGGAGTTGGTATTCGTATCTGTACTGATTGACTGGCGTATTGATAGTCTGAGCCAGCGCAACCTTCTTGAATGTAAAACTCCAGGGGTATGCCTGGAGCGTGGCCTTCTTCAGATCTGGGTAGATCCGGTCACAGATGTTGGATGCATCGGTTCCCTCATTGAATGAGGTGATCGACTTGGCGCCCAGCATCAATAGTGCATCTGAGCAAACCTTGAGATCTGTATCACCGCTGGCCATTCGGTATTCTCCATGTAAGAAAGGCCAACCCCTAGTTAACTAAGAGTTGGCCCATTAGCTGACTACTTTTTAATCGCTGTCAGTTGCAGAGAGAGTGGTGCCGTCAGCCACATCAACCACAGATCCTGTGTTAGACAGAACCTGGGTCAGGGTGCAAACAGCAGTAGAACCAGTGCTGGTCACACAGTAGATCAGATCGCCAACCTTGAGCGTTGCAGCCAAGGTGTCGAAATAACCCTGCGTATTGACAGTCGCAATGGTGTCAGTGGTTGAGTAAGCATAAATGCTGGGAGCATTTCCAGACTTGGAAGCACCAACAGTTGCCCATCCAGTTGCAGAAAAAGCCATGATGGTTACTCCTTATTCGCGGCAGGTGATAGCAACAACGCCACCGGCATCGATTGCAGTTGCGCCAGCAGAGAACATGGACGACACCAACCAAGAGGTCTTCTCAGGGATGTAGTTGATTTCACTGCGGATGCCCATGCCCTCGGCCATGCCAATAGCATTCTTGTGGTAAGCGTACACAACGCGATCCTGGCCAGAGCCGCCACCAGTCAGACCACCCTCGGAGCGGTCACCAATGGTGATGAACTTGAAGCCCAGGAAGGTGTCCAGTTCGCCCTGCACCAGTGCCTTCACGGTATTGAAGTCGCTGGAGGTGACCGAAGTCTCGGACAGCAGGTTGGACAGGTTGGAAGCGTGGATCAGAATGTAGCGGTCTTCCATCGGCACATTGCCTGCATTGAGCAGACGCTGTGCTTCACGCAGCTTGGCCACATTCATATTGGTGTCAGTGCCACCAATATCGTTGCTCACAGTCAGGCTAGTGCTGGAAGCAGCAAGCGCATCAATAACAAGCTGGTCAGCACGGCGGCCAATGGCTTTAGAAACCACTTGCACCAGTTCTTGACGCTCGTCAAAGTTGACTTTGGCCTGGTTGAAGATGTCGCTGTATTCAGCAGCAATCCAGTCACTGAGGGTGACGGTAGCTTGCGAATAGGTGACATTCAGCGGAGTCACATCGGTTTGCGGAATGCGAACCTGGGCAACGCCAGAACCAATCTTGGGGAACTTATGAGTAGATGCCGTTACACCAGTACGCAACCGGACGGTGTTACGCAAGACCGCATCGGCTTGATAGGCTTGCTTAACCTCGGTATCGAACAGGGTGACAAAGGCATTCGAAATCGAAATAGCCATTTGTTTCTCCTAGAAACAGTTGATGATTAGTTTTCTCGCCAACGGTTGTCCAGAATACTCTGGGCCTAGACTTGTGCCTTACAGCGCACCCCTGGGCTGATTACAGCCGTCATGGGCCTTGCGGTTGTCCATGCCCCATTATAGGCAAATTCAGGATGTGTCAAGTCTTTTTTTTGAAAGATTTGATATCTTCCACAAGACAGGCAATTCCACCTTTCCCGGCCCTGGGTAAGTTCAGACTGACTCAGGATACCACCACAACTACATAG